AGCGCATCCGGACGATTGGCAGAGCGAGATCCTCGCTTACAACATGAACTATTTTGATCCGCCGTTGCCGCTCAATGAGGTGAACGTGGTTGCCAAACAAGTGGATAAAAAAGATTATGCCTACCGCTGTAAAGACGCACCGATAAACGCCTACTGTAATGCCGAGCTTTGCAAAACTCGAAAGTTTGGGATTGACGCGGCTATCAGCGGGGCGGTGATGGCAAACCTAAGAAAATATAATTCGACCCCTCCTGTGTGGTTCATTGATATTAATTCCCTGCCCGTGGAGCTTGAAACAGACGGGCTGATGAGCCAATCTGCTTTTCAACGCTCCTGTATCGAACAAATTAATTTTATGCCCAAGTCGCTCGTCAAGGCGGCATGGGAGGCTAAGATCAATGCCCTTCTGCAAGATATGCTCACGACGGATGGCAGCATCATCGAGGTGTCCCAAGATGCCTCCATTACGGGGCAGTTTTACGATCACCTTGAAGATTTCTGTTGCGGTAAGCAACAGGCAACTGACCGTGATGAGATTTTATTACGGCGCCCCTACACCGACGAAGAAGAAGCTCTCACTTATTTTCGGTTGAAAGATTTTGAAACGCATTTAAAGAAGAATAAGTTTTTTGAATTCAAGTCGCACAAGATTGCACAGCGATTGCGCGACATTAACGGACAGGCCGTTTCAATTAAGATTAAGGGCAAAGCTGTCCGTGTATGGAAAGTTCCCAGTTTTAACGCGAATCCCGATATACACGCTCCGCCGATGAGGACGAAGGAAGCCCCGTTTTGAAAAAGGAAGAAGCCCGACGAAAAATTGCTGACGATGTGGAGAAGTTTTTAGCACGGGGTGGACAAATTACCCACATACCGTGGGGCGTTTCCAACGACAAGAAAAACAAGGCACTTACTGTTGTCTCTCCGCGCACATGGAACGGTAACGACCGCCATGTTTAGAATATTCGGGCCTCCCGGCACAGGAAAGACCACTAAGCTTCTCGACATGGTGGACCGGTCCCTTGGTGAAGGGACTCCCCCACAAAAAATTGCTTTTCTGGCTTTCACACGCAAGGCGGCTCACGAGGCGCGAGACAGAGCGGCGGTACGATTTGAATTGGATGCCAAGACAGAATTGCCGTATTTCCGCACACTTCACTCTCTGGCTTATCGATTGTTGGCAGTCAAAGATACTCAGATGATGCGTAAGGAAAACTATGTTGAACTTTCTCAGATTATTGGCTTTCCGCTGAGTGCCTCCAATACTGTAGGCGACGAGGAAGACGTTAAACAGACCGCGGATCATCCCATTCTTTCCCTTCTAAACCTTGCACGGCTCAAGTGTCAGGGTTTGCGAAAAACCTACGATGAGTCGAACCTCGAAGAGACGTGGCTCGAAGTTAACTATGTTGATGAAGCATATCGGGCCTATAAAGAGGAAGAAGAACTTCTCGATTTTACCGACCTTTTGGAATTGTTTTTAAAAGAAATTCCAGTTGTTTGCCCAGAGTTTGAATTGTGTTTTCTTGATGAAGCCCAAGACTTATCACCACTCCAATGGAAAATAGCCAAAGCTATCGACCAACAAAGTAAAAAGTTTTACGTCGCAGGTGACGACGATCAGGCGATCTATAAGTTTGCAGGGGCGCAGGTGTCTCAGTTTATTAATTTAGAAGGGGGTTCGGAAGTGTTGTCGCAATCGTATCGGATTCCACGACAGGTTCACGCTCTAGCCGAGCGCATTGCCGAGCGCATCGAAAATCGGTTTCCTAAAAAGTATTTACCGAAAAACGAAGAAGGGTCTGTGGAATACATTAATAGTATTGACCAAGTGGACATGGGCGACGGCGAGTGGCTTGTGATGGCTCAAGCCAACTATATGCTCTCTCCGGTTGTCGAAGAACTAAAGCGCATGGGCTATCTCTTTGAGCGTAACGGATTCCGTAGCATCTCAGATCGGACCTCACTGGCAGTGAATGGGTGGGAGCAACTCCGGAAAGACAAAGCGATCACCTATGAGTCGGCCAAAGCGATCTACAGTTATATGTCCGGCAACGGTAACCGCATAGCGCGAGGCAAGAAAATATTACGCTTGGACGCCGAGGATACCGTGACCTTAAAAGATTTACAGGAAACTCACGGATTACTGGTGGGAAAAGAGTTGATCTGGCACGAGGCGCTCGACAGGCTTCCCGACACCGACAAGGTTTACATCACCTCTATCCTGCGATCAGGTGAGAAATTTAACGCGCAGCCTCGCATCAAGCTGTCCACGATTCACGGAACGAAGGGGGGCGAAGCCGACAACGTGGTTCTCTTTACAGACCTCTCTCCTGCCGCTACACGGCACACGGATCAGAACGAGCTGCACCGTTTGTTTTATGTGGGCATGACGCGCACGATTACTAATTTGTTTGTGGTGGAAGCCGAAAACTACGACAGGAGCTACTCCATATGATTACCCTACGTATGAAAATGTCAGAACGTGAGTGTCCGCGCTGCAAGGCGAAGGCCGAAGAAGTGATCAACACCGAAAAGCGTAAGCGCGTCGGGTGGTATTGCGTCAACTGCCATCATTTCGAGAAAGCGATTTTGCGGGAGTTACAGATATGACAAGTTAAAAATACGCGATTCGGCAGCTAAGATATAAGTACCAACAATAAATAGGGGAAGCATCATGGCACTAACATTTAACTACACAAGATTCAGAAAAAAACTACACAGCTTTACTCCCGATGAACTTTATGCGGCTCGAAAGACGCAATCTCTTGACGAAAGAAAAAGATTTTGCGCTTACTGCCAAAAGAAATTCTATATGCCGACAACCAGCAGAAGTTCTACTACTTGGTTAGCTGTTGGAGACAGGACGCACGGATTTTTTTGCAAAGAAAGCTGCGCGGCACTGTGGGCAGTCGAGCAACTGACGCAAGCATTAGAAAAAGACGATTGGAAGATGAAGATATGACAACGAAGATGCAGTTCCCGATGTTCAAGCCGGATACGGAGTGGACACCTCCCACTGAGCTACCAGATCTGAGCGGCGCGAAAGAGATCGCTATTGATCTCGAAACCCGCGATCCGGATCTAAAGGAGCGAGGCCCCGGTTGGCCTACGCTGAACGGTGAGATTATCGGTTACGCCGTAGCAACGTCCGATTGGTCGGGCTATCTACCCATTGCCCATGCCGGTGGGGGCAACCTCGACCAACGCATCGTCAACAACTGGCTAAAGAAAGTCCTCGCCTGTCCTGCTGACAAGATCGCCCACAACGCCCAGTACGACCTTGGGTGGCTTCGCGCCTCTGGCTTTGAAGTCAATGGCAGGATCATCGACACGATGCTCACGGGCAGTTTGCTCGACGAGAACCGATTCTCTTACAGCTTGAACGCTTTGGGCTATGACTATCTCGGTCAAACCAAGTCAGAGAAGGGCTTAGTAGAGGCCAGTACCGCATTTGGAATTGATCCGAAAAGTCAGATGCACTTGATGCCCGCGATTTACGTTGGCGAATACGCAACCAAGGATGCGACCCTGTGTCTGGATCTCTGGCAACACTTCAAAGGAATGTTGAGCAAGGAAGATTTGTGGGAAGTCTGGAACATGGAGACTGCCCTGCTGCCTCATTTGGTAGAGATGACACTGCGCGGCATCCGCGTCGATGTTGACCAAGCAGAGAAAACCAAGCAAGTGCTGATCAAACGAGAGAAGGAAACAAACAAGCGCATCAAGGCGTTGGCCGGTACGTCCGTGGAAATCTGGGCGGCCGATTCAATCGCTAAAGCTTTTGATAAGGCCGGAATGGATTATCCCCAGACGCCAACCGGACGGCCATCATTCACCAAGTCTTTTCTGTCAGAACACCCTTCAGAGCTTGCCAAGGCGATTGTTGCCTCCCGCAACCTCAACAAAATGCAAACCACGTTTATTGATTCGATTCTCAAGTACGTCGTTAACGGGCGCGTTCACGGCCATATCAACCAGTTAAGGGGGGATACTGGCGGCACAGTCAGCGGACGCATTTCCATGAACAACCCCGCCCTGCAAACGATCCCCGCACGAGATCCCGAGCTAGGGCCGATGATGCGGCGTTTGTTCTTGCCCGAAGAAGGGCACGAGTGGGCCGCTATCGATTTCAGTCAGCAGGAGCCACGGGTGCTTGTCCATTACGCGGATGCCTACGGGCACGGGCGCAACACCCCCCTTGAGGGCGTCGCTGAGTTTGTGGAGGGTTACACTAACGATCCCGATATGGACTTTCATGCGATGGTGGCCGAGATGGCGGACATTCCTCGAAAACAGGCCAAGACCATCAATCTGGCGATGATGTACGGCATGGGCGTGAATAAGTTATCCGCCGAGTTAGACATTACCGTGGACGAGGCCAAAGACCTGATGAAGCAGTACAACGAGCGCGTACCGTTCGTTAAACAACTGATGCAAGGCGTCACCAAGCATCTGGAAAGCAAGGCGTCCAGTGGCTCCATACGCTCTCTGAAGGGCAGGAAATGCCGCTTCGATTTGTGGGAACCTGCCAGTTTCGGAACGCATAAGGCCATGCCACGCGAGGAAGCGATCGCGGCTCACGGCGAAACCACGCGCTTAAAAAGGGCTTATGTTTACCGCGCAGGGAATCGGCTAATTCAGTCTTCTGCTGCGGACATGACCAAGCAAGCGATGCTTGATTGCTGTGCGGCAGGATACCTCCCCATGTTGCAGGTGCATGACGAACTGGCGTTTTCAGTGGAAAACGTCGAGGAAGCGAAGAAGATTCGCACGTTGATGGAAGAGGCACTCCCCCTATGTATTCCCAACAAATGCGATATTGAGATCGGCGCGAACTGGGGCGATACCGTAGAAGTCTAGCCGATTATCTTATATACTCTTATTTTTCCAAGGAGAAATTTCCAATGGATACAAGTAAATGGCGTCAAGTTCTCGTGCCAATCGACGTTTATTACCAACTGGTGACAATGGCCCACATCGAAGAACGCACCATCAGCGGACAAGTGCGCGTCATTTTCAACCAATGGATGACCGACAATTTGAGCAAGCAAGACAAAAAATTCCTCGCGGAGGAAACCGCAGTTATTATCGCCAAGGAAAAAAATCGTCGTGAAAATATCAATCGAACACGAACTCCCTCCCCATCAGGTTGAAGAACTGTTTCAGATCCTTGTCGAGATTCGGGATCTGCTTCAGGATCTCAATGCTCCTGAAGATACTTCCGAGGCACCATCAGATCCAGTGACGGAGTAGTCACCTCCAAGCACTCGTCACACAACAGCCAGATATTCTCCGTCTCCAGATCCTCCACTGCCATCATCACCGTCTCGAAACACGGCTCATGGCACCTGACGCAGTGAAAAATTTTTTTAAAAAACGGTGGACGCATATCGAACATTATAAGACAATGGGCAGGTCATTAATAAAAAAGAGGTTAACACTATGGACTACGAAATACCTGATTTTTACCCTGCCAGTGAATACACCATTAAAGTAACACGGCCCGAGGTTTATGAGGCAGTCTCCGATTTGGACACAACATTAATCGGCACAGCCGACGACTATATGGGATTTGCCTACTTCTGGGACGGGAGCGACACGTTTAAAACTCATCTCAGAGAAACTAGTTGTTGGGCACGTAAGCGCATTCACGACGTTCTCGTTCACAATAAAGTTCCCCTCCTAAGTGAAGATCGAAATGAGGCTCAAGTTACCTTGGCCGAAAACATTTACAGGGCTTACCTGTGATTCGGTTACTTTTTGCCTTGATCGCAACCCTACTGACGTGGGCAATCTACTTCGTGGGGTTTGCGGTTATCCTGGGATGGTTGTTTTAGGAGAACGATGATGAGTTTAGATCAACCAATTAAACTTTCGTTAAATCAAGAAGAAGTCGAGCTTATTATTGATGCTTGTGATGCTGTTTGGTGGGATAACAAGCAACTAAGAACACGTTTAAGCCTTGCAAAAAAAATAGAAAGTGAAGTAAAGATTACAGCAATGGAAGGGCCAGATGTTGGAAAAACTTTAACCGAAAGATGGGACTTTGACGTTAAACGCAAAGCAAGCGAAGAAGGAGAACGCTGATGGCGGATTTTGATATTAGCGGCACAAGAACAACAGTGACAACAATTACAGTTGTAGAAAAATTTGACGATTGTTGCACCCTTGAGATAGGCAAGAAAAAGGTGCGGGAATATACCGACGCCCCTGCTTCTGAAGATGGGGACACTTCTGTTTGGTATGACTACGCGGAGGAAGCCGTATTAAACGGAGCGCCCCATAAAATTGATACAGAGTGTGGGGGAACCAAAGAAGTTATCTCAACAGAGAAAACAGTTGAGTATCACTGGGATAACGATTTAGAAGTACACAGTCGTTAAACAAAGAGGAGGCACGATGATGGACCTACGATCCGAAGCTATCTACGCCTTGCAGCAGCCTTTAATTAGGTTACAGGACATGGTTTTTAACCGAGACAAAAAAATGGTTAAGCGTGTGCTGAAGAATCAGGCTCGTGTTATGGGCGCCGGAACTCATTACGTGCTGGATAATGATTTACTGGACATAATCATTCCGTCTTTGAAAAGAGCCTCCATCCGGCAGTTTGTTAATGCGTACTGGAATGCTCGGCCCCCTCATAAATCTTTTTTTGTGGAATGGGACCATAGCTATCTCTTGAAGCATTTTGATCTTAACCCTGTTGGGGATACGAGGAGGAGAAAAATTTATGGCCCAGACTATTTGGAGAAACCCTTATTCGCGGGGGTTTCTTCGACATTTAGTCCACTGACCAAAGTTACACACTTCGATCCTACACGTTTGCCTACGGCGGGGTCCGATCTCAAAGAAACTTTGGTTCCTCCCCATCAGGCAATTAGGTTTTTTGGACAAAGCGCGACAACTGATTCAAAAAAACCACCAATCCATATGTCTTCGGGAGAACTGCTACAGTTTGATCTTCAGGACATAGAGGACCATTACGAAAAATTTGGTTTGCTTCCTGAAATTTTTCGGGGCGGTACGGAGCTTTTTAAAGAGTGGTTTGATCTCGAAGATCTAGAGAAGTACGACGGGTTATACGAGCTAAGCGTTTCGTGCCTTCCGAGCCGTCACCGAGTATGCAGTCTGCGAGAACCCATGACCGATGGAACCTATGGAACGGCGTCGCAAAATTTTCAGGGCTACGAATTTTTGCATTTTCAGGTCTTTATTGCCGCAATTTCCTTGCTTAACTTCGATTGGGTGACCACCGAAACTAAAGGGATCACGGACCGCGGGACCCGATCAGTTAACACTCAGGCTATCCCTCAAGACCTTTACAAGACGATTAAGGTTAACCTACCCAAGGACAAGGCTATTGCCGAGTTTCACAAGCAAAAGCTGCGTACTCGCAAGTTCGGTACTGCACAGCACACGGTCCGCGGCCACTGGCGCGTTTACAAGAAGAGCGGAGAAAGGGTGTGGATTGGGGAGCATAGCCGAGGCGATGAGAAGTATGGCACGGTCCACAAGGACTACGTGCTGACCAAAAGAGAAAACTACCTAAAAACGGAGAAAAGAGTATGTGCAAAGACCCAGTAGACCTCGCAGAACAACGTCGAGATCGGGAAGAAATGGGACTAAATATCCCTATCGAGATCGACCCAGATACTGACTACGATCTGTGGGTTCAAAAAACCCGACTGCAAGATCAAATGGATGTCATTAACGTCTTGAAGACCATGCACCAAGACCCTTTGGAGAAGACTATCGAAAAGCTTGGTGTTCTTATTGATCGCGCCCGACGGCGCGGTTAAACTGATTCAGACGTGTTTCCCCGCGTCTTCCTAATCGCAGCGTATACCTCTTTGTGACGCGAATGAGCAGGAATGGCCCGCCTGTGCGATGAAATGGGCCACTATTTAGGAGACTGTTATGGCTACCAAAGACAAAAAATGGATTCAAAAAGCGATCAAGAAGAAAGGTGCGCTACGAAAAGCGGCGGGCGTGAAGTCCGGCAAGAAAATCCCAGCCAAAAAGCTTAACCAACTTGCCAAGAAGAAAGGGGTCACGGGTCAGCGGGCACGTTTGGCTAAGACTTTGCGTAAATTCTAGTTATATAGAGATCAAATTAAAAAAAACTTTTTTTCTGTTTTATATGGCGTAACTGGCGTAACTGGTGCAACCTCCACGGACCGCGGGGCTTGATCGGTATACGGAGGGTTACATTGGCGATGTTTTTCCTTAATTGCCAAAACTCGTTACGGGGGGTCTGAATTATTTTTTTATTTTTTTTTATTTTTCCCTGTATATAACTAGTTTTACGTTTTAGACTTCAGCCCATGCCTAAAACACGATATGTCCTCCCCCTCGAAGAGCGTCGAAAACGAAATCCGCCAACCAAACCGCGGCGGATCAAACCTCCCGAAGAGCGCCCGTTAACGGGCAAGCAACTAAAGTTTGTGAACGAATACGTCATGGCCGATGGGATGAAAACACAAACGGATTGTGCGCTTGCCGCGGGGTACAGCGCCAAATGCGCTACCAGAGTTGCCAGTAACCTTTTACGAATTCCTCATGTCGCCTTGGCCGTTCAAAAAGCAATCAAGGAGCGGGATGAAAAATACGGGATCAAGTTTGAACGGCATCTCCGAGATCTTCAGAAGATACGGGATCAAGCTTTAGATCCCGAAAACCTGAACCTTTCTGCTGCTGTCCAAGCCGAGTACAGGCGCGGCCAAGTGGGGGGCCTTTACATTAATCGTTCTGAGATCCGTCACGGCTCCATTGATTCAATGAGCAAAGAAGAAGTCTTAAAGGCGCTAAATGAACTTCGAGGAACTGTTATTAACGGAACTGCCGAAGAAGTCCACGACGAGGAAGAAGTCGGAGCGGAACTTTTGGAAGGCGATCAAGAGTCACGCGAAGAAGCAACTTCCCAAGTATAGGTTTACTCGCTTGGAATCGTGGGCCTCGCTAGGTGTTCCAGATGTACTGGTCTGTGACGATGACGGCGAGTTCCACCTTGTCGAGCTTAAATCAATCACTGGCTATGCAGCCAAACTTTCCGCCCATCAAATCAGTTTTTTTGTCAAACATCAGGATGCTAATGCGTGGATCTGGATCTATAAGAGCGGAGGCGTTAAAGCTCCTCAAGTGTTTGTGTATCATGGTAGTCAGGTAATGGAATTGGCTGAGAAGGGGTTACGAGCCGAGCCATGCGGCGTGTGGAATGAAGCGGGGATAGAGTGGGGCGAGGTTTGGGGGAAAATGAAAGCCCGCCGAAGCGGGCCGTGATGGGTAGAACTTTTAGAAAATTCTATTCCTCTTCCTCCTAAAGTAAAAAAATCAAAACGGTTAAAAAATAAAAAAAGAGGGTCAACAAAATTGACCCTCCGAGGAAAGCGATTGCCCACAAAAACTTAATCACAGGCCCCACCGTTCCTTGCAGATAGGCCCAATTCCCAACGCGATGCTGTCAGCGTTAGTAAGTTCACGACCACAGCAAGAACAGTTGCCTGTCTTCTGGCCGTAAGCTTGAGCATCCTTTAAAGGATCGGCGGCTAAAGTTTTAAGGCGGGGAAGAACCCACTCAGGACAGCCGCGAGCGGGACGAAAAGAACCGTCCGCACTTACTGCGCCAAAATAAGTATCTTCATACCGAGGGCCTTCCTTAACAAAGATTCGATCATCTTTTTTGCTTGGCAAAAGCACCAGATCGCCGCATCGAAATTTCGGATGTTTAATCTGGGAACCAAAAGCTGTAGCAAACAGATCCGAAACTCTGCTCAGATCGACCTTCTCGGCGGGTTTCGCTTGCTCTTTTTGACGGGCCAAATGCTTGTCGTGCATTTTGACGAGTGCAGCAAGTTGTCGTTCGGTCAAGCTGCCATACTTGTTAATGGCTTGAACTAAACTCGCGGCAAAATCATTCCAACTTCGCACGTCGAGCAAATAAGCTGCGAGATTTGGCTTGTCCTGCGCAAACTGATCCCACTTGGATAATGGCGGGGAATTGTCTTCCCAACCATTAAAAAATGTATCGTTCATGTTTAAAAACCTCTTATTGAATGAATTGTGAAATGGTATCTGCCATCTTCAGATCGCAAGCGATAAACCTTGCGATGACGCCCCCACGGGCGTTTCGGCTGTATAAGCTTTTAGCCTCAATAGTGGCCTCCCATGTCTCCGCCACCTTGCCGACCACTCTGTATTTCTTCTTTTCACTCATCTTCTATTCCTCTTCCTCTAGAAACCCGTGCAACAATTCGCTATCAACGCGCAGCAATAGCCCGTCAATGGCTGTCCAATCATTCCAAGCAATATCCATCTTCATTTGCTTAATCACAGCATCTACCAGCTTTTGTTTTTCATCACTCATTACATAGGCCACTATTGTTCTCCCTGCAAATAAACCGTCCGCTCTTCCCACACAATGTCCCTTAGTGGCTTCATAGGAGGCGGGAGTTTGCCTTCCATGAAAACATCGCCGCGTGGTGGCCGAAATCCTGTCGTGTTGAAAATTTTGGTGGCCTTGATTAAGCCTATATTGAAGGCCGCAAAGGCTTCATTGTACGTTGCCTCACCGTCTCGGTAGATGACCTCGTTGGACATCTCAAGCTCAAGCTCCTTATAAAGCACGTTGGCCTCTTCCTGCGTTTTTGGTATATCGTTCATAATTTAAACCTCATTGAATGAATTGTAATGGAACCTGCCATCGTCAGATCGAAAGGGGTTAATCTCTCGATGACGCCCGTAAGGGCGTTTCGGCTATTTAATTAATTTCTTTTCTCTAGCAAAATCTAAAATTAGCTTTTTCACTATGCGAGAAAGTGTAGTTGCGTCGTAATTTGCGTAATCCTCTAACGCTTTTTTTACTTCGGTGTCCAACCTAATTGTAATTGATGCGTCGTTATTCATTTAACCTCCTACTAAAAACATAAAAACAGTGAACCAATAAAAAACAAACACGACACCTATCGTAAACGCGGTCACTTTGATAGCCTCCCACGCATACATAAAGAATACGGTCTGTCGTTGTTTAGATCGGCGCATGAGCCGCCTCATTTCTCGATTAGTCATCGGCGTGTTCCTCCGCGTATTTGTCGGCAAGTTTTGCCATTCGTCGAAACTCTTCCATGATCTCAGGGTTTGAAGGATTGTGCGCCGCTATAGCTAACATAGCGGGCAAAATACTGGACCAAGTTATTTTGATGTTCATAATCTAAACCTCTTATTGAATGAATTGTGTGACGGAACCTGCCATCGTCAGATCTGAGCGGGTTAATGCCCAGATGACGCCCTTGCGGGCGTTTCGGCTGTAAAACAATGTATTACTATAGCGGGGATACTTGTGGCTGTAAAGCGAACGTGAAGCCCAGATCCTTCGCTAATCGAACGGTATCTCGTGTCAGTTCCTTAGTTCCGGCCAGTGCGGCCAGTGTTCGCCCGCGCTCGGTTGTGGGAATGTAAACTTCATTCCCAAAACGATTACCAATTTTATACTCAATGATTGAGTTCATAATTAAAACCTCTATTGAATGAATTGTTGACGGAACCTGCCATCGTCAGATCGAGAGCGGTTAATCTCTCGATGACGCCTCCTCGAAGGCGTTTCGGCTGTT